GATCTATATTTCCGTTTGCTGGAACAACTCCTCCAGCCGGTTACTTATTATGTGACGGAAGCGAACAAAATAGGGGTACATACTCGGCCTTGTTCAGCGCAATTGGGTATTCTTATAAGCCATCTGGATTACTAAGAGGTTTCAATACATTTGCATTGCCTGACATGCGTGGTCGCCATCCTATTGGTCTTGACAACATGAACAACGGCAATACTGTTAGTCTCGAAATAAGAGCAACAGGAGCAGTGCGTACTACTCAAATAGGAACGTCTTCAATTACAACAACTTTTGTTATTACTGATGCAAGTACTATTAACGGTCCCTTCCAAGTTGGAAAACCTGTAACTGGAACAGGACTAAGCGGCACTGTTGTTATATCATCCGTTGCCGCAGCAACACCGGCAGCTGGACAGACAACATTAACTATCAGCTGTGATCCGCAAACTATTACTGCTGCCAGTGGATTAACATTGATATCATACGGTGTAACTGCTGGTCTATTGCCTAGTGAAGATCCTGCAGGAGTAGTTCCAGATGCAACTACAATAGGAAATATTGGAGGTAGTGAAACTAAAACATTAACCGTTTCTAATCTACCTGATCACAAGCATACGTTAAAAGACACTAACAATAATCAATATTATGCATTTAGATATGCTACAGGAACACCGTCGGATCCCAATGTTACTGTATCCTATTCACATAATACAACAAACTCTATTCACTTATTACCAAACAGCGGTTCATTAAATGCATCACCATTAGGTCAACCATTTAACATTATGAATCCTTACTTGGGTGTAAATTACATAATATTTACGGGCAGGATTTTATAAAATGACTTACAAGATTAATAAAACTGACGGTAGTTTATTAGCTGAGATAATTGACAGTGCAGTTGACCAAGAAGCAACTGATCTGACTTTAATAGGCAAAAACGTCAGCGGATTCGGCGAATACATAAATGAAAATTTTGTTAGACTATTAGAAAACTTTGCTGCAACTAGCGAACCTAATTATCCTATAGTTGGACAAATTTGGTTTGACACTAGTGAAAACAGATTAAAAGTTTATGACGGCAATAATTTCAGAATTGGTAGCGGTCCCATTGTAAGCCCTACGCCACCACTAACACCTATACAAGGTGACTTTTGGATTGACAGTGCGGAAAATCAATTGTATTTTTATGACGGTACTGATAGAGTATTAGCAGGACCAATTTATAAAGACAGCCAAGGAATCTCTGGGTTCGAAGTAGATACGATATATGACATTTTTAATAATCCAAGAAACATCGTTAAGTTATGGGTATCTCAACAGCTGATTGGAATTTTTAGTAAAGACATCGAATTTACTCCTGCAAGCTCTATCGGCGGATTCAGTGGAACTATTAAACCTGGATTCAATGCCAGTACCTTGACAGGGTTAAAATTTAATGTCACTGCTAGTGCAGCTGATGCATTGACATACGGCAGTACAGTTAAGACTGTAGAAGATTTTATGCTGACTAATGTTGATAACTTCCTTACAGGATCATTAACAATAGACAACCCAAATCCTCTTTTGTTAGGTACGAATCAAGAATTAAAAATTAATGTTAATCCATCTTACACTTCGCTACAAAGTCAGTACAATGGAATGGATTTTAGAATTATTTTAAAAGACGGTGCCGGTGCAACACTTAATGCGGTGTGGATCGACAACGCTAACGAGCGTATTGGTATTTTTAACAACAGCCCACAAGCAACATTGGATGTTACAGGGGATGTTTATATCTCCGGAAAGCTAACAGTAGCAAGCGGAGATGTTACTACTATAAGCTCTACCGAACTAGTAATCAAAGACAAAACAATTACATTAGCAGATGGCGCATCGGACAATGCTGATTGTGCAGGCGGCGGCATATTGTTAAAAGGCGGCGCCGGCGGCGACAAAACACTTATATGGTTTGACGATGCTAATCCTTCTAATAGAGCATGGCAAAGCAGTGAAAATTTTGATTTAACGTTTGGAAAAACTTATAAAATTGGTAATACAGACATACTAACTTATACTACACTAGGCCCATCAGTTGTTAATTCTAGCTTAACTAGCATAGGTAATTTAACTTCATTGACAGTAGATAATTTATCAATCGATGGTAATACTATTAGTTCTAGCACTGGTCCGATTGTGTTGAGTCCAAACAGCGGATCTGAAATTGACGTTGCCAACAGCAGAGTTATCAACGTTGAAGATCCGATAGACCAACAAGATGTAGTTACCAAGGCTTATCTTTTCGCTCAAGCAGGCGCTGCAATTAATCCATGGATTGAAACAGATGTTGATCAAATTGCACAAGAAGATGAAAAATTCTTGGTAAGTACTATGTCAGGGGTTGTAACAATTACATTGCCGGAACCTGGCCCATTTGATCCTTACCATAAAAAAGGTGCAATTGTTAGATTTGTCGATGTCGATAGTACATTTGATACAAATAATTTAACAATTGCTCGTTATCCTGTAATTGATACAACTACTATTGCAGGAACTTCTGCAGGAGTTGTTACAACTTATTCTGGAGTGCCAACAACTTCTATTAGCGGAACAGGATCTGGGTTAGAAGTATCAGTTGAAATAACTAATATATCCGGAACATACTCTAGTGCAAACGTAGAAATTACTATAAATTCCCCAGGAAAAGGCTATGTAAGCGGTGAAGATATCCGAATCTCAGGACTAGATCTCGGCGGAACTATTGCAAATAATCTTAACTTTAGTTTAGGAAATTTGGACAATATTTTAGGAGTGGATAGTGATCTTGTTGTAAATACAGCAGACAAAGCATTTGGATTAATATACGTAAATACAGCCCAAGGGTGGAAGTATGTTGAGTTTTAAATAAATACTATCATATTGAGGAATACAGGTTATGGCTTATAGCATCGATACCTATAGCGGCGGAAAAACATTTGTTGTTGAAGACGGAACAATCGACAGCAGTTTAGATATCAAATTAATTGGTAAAAATTATGCCGGATATGGTGAAGTGCAAAATGAAAATTTTGTACATTTAACAGAAAATTTTGCAGGTGTAACACAACCTCCACGTCCGTTAAGCGGGCAAATTTGGTACGATACCAGCGCTAAAAAAATTAAATTTTATGATGCAGCCGCTGCAAAATTTCGTGCAATCGGCGGAGCAGAAGTTGCAGATACTGCACCAACTGGACTTTCAACAGGCGACTTTTGGTGGGACAGTGCAAATAGACAGTTGAATACCTGGAATGGTACTGCATTTACGTTAGTAGGACCACAAGGTCTTGCAGGACTAGGCACAACAGAATTAAAATCAGAAAAAGTTACAGACACTACCGCAGCAATACACGGTATTATAAAAGCCTTTGTAAATGGCGATGTTGTATTTGTAATATCAGCAGACGAATTTACATTAAGTTCTGAAAGCGCAATTACAGGATTTGACAAAATCAAACAAGGTATTACATTGATTGACACAATCGATGCTGACAATGGTATAACTAGCTCAGATCATTACTTCTGGGGAACAACTAGTAACTCATTAAAGTTAAACGGATTTGATGATACAGATTTTGTTAAAGTTGATGACTATGGATCATTTGATGATGCTGGTTTTTCAGTAGGCGACAGTCAAGATTTATTGATTAAAATTGACACTGATGGTACTACTGCACTTATTAAAAATACACAAAGCAGCACAATACGATTCCAAACAACCGTATTGACAAATACTTTTACTCCTTTAGAAATCATTGGAATGGACTTGTTACCTGGCTTGACATCAGTTACAGATATCGGGTCAAATAGTAAAAGATTTGCTTCAGTTTATGCAGATGCATTTATAGGCACTGCAAGTTTAGCAACAAACGCGGACAATTTAAATGTAAATGGTACTTATCGATTAGCTACCATTGACACACCTACTACACCAAATAAAACTAGTATAGTAGTAAGAGATAGTTTAGGATACATTAATGCAGGCGGCTTCAACGGCAATGCTACTAGTTCTACAAATGCTGAAAACGCAAATAAATTACGAGTAGATGGTACCACATTTAGAGAAGCCACTGTGGATTCAAGCGGTATTGGATCGCCTGACACAGTTGCAGTACGAGATGGAGATGGAAATTTGAACGCCAATTACTTTCAAGGGGTAGCCACTTCAGCATTGTTTGCTGACTTGGCAGAAAAATATTTACCCGATCAAGAATATGATGTCGGTACAGTTGCATCAGTAGGCGGCGATGCCGAAGTAACAGCCTGTAATTTATTTGATAGAGCGTTTGGTGCTGTTAGTGCTAATCCTGCATTTAAAATGAATGAAGGATTAGTAGGCGGTGTATATATTGCTCTTAAAGGTCGTGTGCCAGTTAAAGTAATTGGTGCAGTTAAAAAAGGTGACAAGTTAATTGCTGCTGCAAATGGCTGTGCTGGTGCTGCTGCTTCCTTGTTAAAAAATCAAACATTAAAAGCCTCTAGCTTTCCAGATACATTTGCTATTGCTTTAGAAAGCAATGACGACGAAGGAATCAAGCTAGTAGAAGCTATTATTATATAATTAGGAAGAAATAACATGGCAAATTTTAAAGTTACGGCACAGGATTATAACTTAATCCAGGGCTATATTAATAGTACATTAGGAACCGGTTCTGGTCAAACTGGATACGGTCAAACGTTGGCTAGCTCAGCAGTGGGTTCGGGTGCAACAATTACTGCAACTCAATGGTCTAACTTGCGTACTGACTTATCAAAGATACGTGTTCACCAAACTGGTGTAGCAGTAAGTGACGGTACGGCAATAGGAAGTCCGTGGCAATCTCTAAAAATTGTCACATCAAGTACTGCGATTACATTGGCAGTAAAAGATCAATATACTGATTTTGGACTTAACGTTGCTGGTGCTACTGAGCGTGTGAAAGCAGCAGCATCACAAATGACAACAGGTACTGCTACAAGTGCATCAAGAAACACAGCATGGGGCTTAGGTGGAAACGTAGCAGTTCAAACTACTTTTACTATTACGTTTTCCAGTAGCAACTTTGCTCGTTGGTTCTTTAATGCAGGCGGCGAAATCCGAGTTGATGCATCAAGAGTTGGTTCTGCATTAACTACCAAAGATAGTGATTGGACAAATATGTTACAAGGCGTAGGTACATTCAGACTTGGCGCAACTTCTAATACATACACTACTGCAAATAATGCGTATGTATCTGGTATTAGCTTCCCAGATGCATCGGCAGCAGCTCTTGGATTTTATAACTTAACATCTACTGCTAAAACATTAGTACAGCAAACTGGATATCTAACCAATTACGCACAAAATCGTTATACCATTACTGGTTCAGTTAATACTGCAAACAATTCGTCCGGTGGCGCAACTGTTATTACTTTAGTAGTTACATTTAGAGATGCTGACGTCGGCGACCAAACTGGTCTAGGCGTGGCAATAGATGAATCAGTTACTGGTACTTTAACAGCCAGCGTTACTCCATTCTACGGAACTGGCTCAAATGTATCGTCATTATCTTACATTCCAAGTGTAAGTGCAACAGCTTTAGCCTAATTATTCAAACTCCTTGACTTCTATAAGATAAAATAGTATAATCTATTATCTTATAGGAGTCACAGTGAATCCAAAACTCAAAGAAGCCTTCGACCAGGCAAATTATCTGGCTACACTAGCCAATCAACGTCAAATTTTTTCAGAAGAATACCAACAAGAATTGGTATATTTCCACAACGGTGGAACATTCAAAGCCACACAACAGTTAATGACGTTTGTTAAACTGTTAATTGATCTAGGTCACACTGAAGAAACATTAGTAGATGACAACAATACTCCCATACGAATTCTAAATTTAAATGTATTTCTAACAGAATTGCTATCAAAGTATCAATATGCAACCGCTGGATTCTACACAAAGTATGATCAAATAAAGAAAAGCAGAACAACACAAGGTCTTACTGCATTATGACGCAGGGTGTATTACTAATTGCTAATAGTAATCCGGAGATTGATTATTTAAAGTTGGCTATACATACTGCTAAACAAGTTCAGCGCTATCTAAATGTTCCAGTGTCGTTGATTACAGATAATACTGGTTTCTTTTTTGCAAATTATTCAAATGATGCAGTACTGTTTGACAAAATAATTGATTGCATTGATACCGATATAAATTATAAATCGTTTTATGACGGTAATGAACTACAAAGCAATACAACTTGGAAGAATGGCACTAGATCAAGTTGTTTTGATTTAACACCATACGACGAAACATTGGTAATTGATGTAGATTATGTAATCAATTCGGATATTTTATCTCATTGTTTTTCGCAGCCACACGATTTTTTAATTCATCAACACAGTGTAGATTTAGCAAGCGGCCGTTCTAAAAAAGAGTTTGAATTAGTAAGTAATACTTCAATACCTTTTTACTGGGCAACTGTATTCTTCTTTAGAAAAACTCCGGGCACTGATAATCTTTTTACATTAATTAATCATATTAAAGACAACTGGAGTTATTACAAACGACTTTATCAAATAAATAGTCCCAGTTTTAGAAATGATCATGCGTTTAGTATTGCTATTCATATGTTAAGTGGATTTTATCAACAGAATTTTGCATGTAACTTGCCCGGCAAAATGTTTTATATATTAGATAAAGATTATCTTATAGATATGAAAGATGGCAATATGCAGTTTTTAGTACAACATGCAGAATCATCAGGGCAATATATTCCTGTAAAGACATCGGGCATTGATGTTCATGTTATGAACAAGTACAGTTTATTAAAGGCAATAGATCATGAGTAAAGGGCATGTATTTCTAGCACAAAACTCTGATGTTGATTACATTAAGCAGGCATATGCACTAGCCTTGTCCATTAAATCACACAATCAATTATATAAAGAAACTTGTTTAATAACAAATGACACAGTGCCAGAAGAGTACAAACACGCATTTGATTATATTAAACCTATACCTTGGACTGACTTAGCAAATACATCAAACTGGAAGATTGAAAATCGTTGGAAAATTATACATGTAACTCCTTTTAAGGAAAATATTGTATATGATGTTGATATGTTATTGTTAAATTCTAATGATCATTGGTGGAAATTTTTTGAAGGTAAAGATTTATTACTGCCCACTACTGTAAAAACATATCGAAATGCTATTGTTTCTAGTGATTATTACAGAAAAGTTTTTACAAATAACAACTTACCAAATGTATATTGCGGCGCATTTTATTTTAAAAAAGTAGCAAGGGCATTTGAATTTTTTAAATGGATTGAAGTAATAACTGCCGACTGGCAACAGTACTACAAAACATTTTTACCAAACAGCACACAAAAATTTGCCAGTATTGACGTTAGTGCAGCACTGGCAATAAAATTAATGGATTGTTATGATTCTCTAGTACCAGCTGGAATATGTGTCCCTGGATTTACACATATGAAGCCAGCATTACAAGGATGGCAGTCAGCTAATATTAAATGGACAGATACTGTTGGTTCATATTTTGATTCTGATTGCAATTTATTTGTTGGTAACTTCCTACAAAAAGGACTGTTTCATTATGTTGAAGAACAATTTTTGACGGATGATATCATTCACAAACTGTTTCAAAAATCAAGGATTGCATAATGGAAGAAGAAGTTGTAATATATCACGCAGAAGTATATACTAGATTTTATGTTCATTATAACAATGATGGCACAATTTTATCTATTTCAAATGTTAAGGATTCTCAACTATTGTCAATTGAAGTTGATTTTGCCGACGTTGAAGATTTTTTAATAGGTAAAAAACAAACAGCTAGATATAAAATTGCCTTCTTTGAAAATATCAATGGTCCTCAACTACAAGAACAAGAACAAGTAATAAAATCAAATGAATTAGTATATATTATTCCAAAAACTAGCTCATTTAACAATCAAGTAACACTAGTTCATGATAGCGTAGAGAAAAAGTGGAAACTAATTTGTAAAGATATAATTCCAAACACAGAATTTACTTTTTACATAACTAAATTAAATAATCCACATTTTTTATTAAAGACAATAGTCATTAAAGATCAACTGTCTTTTACGCAAGAGTTTGAGCAGAATATTGACAACATCAGTATAGCCACTGCTAAAGAATATAACTCATATGGAATTAAGGAAATAAAATGAGTCAAAAATTTAAAGTCACAGATTGTGACATTGTATATCTAAGTTATGACGAACCAAACGCTGAAGAAAATTATGCCGACTTACTTAAACTAGTACCGTGGGCAAAGCGTGTTCATGGAGTTGAAGGTAGTGACGCTGCCCATAAAGCCTGTGCCAGACTAAGTGAAACACATCGTGTTATTGTTGTTGATGGCGACAACAAAATTCGTCCTGACTTTCTTAAGCAAGAGGTTGAATTTAAAGATGAAGTTGATCTTGACAAAAGTGTTATCAGCTGGGGCGCCCAAAATGTCATCAACGGACTAATTTACGGTAACGGTGGAATTAAATGTTGGCCGACACAACTGGTATTAGACATGAAAACACACGAAGCAGCGGAAAGTGACAACGCTAAAACACAAGTTGATTTTTGTTGGGATATCAATTATATACAAATGGGACAGTGTATGAGTGATGTCTATAATAATGCCAGCCCTCAACAGGCCTGGCGTGCAGGGTTCCGTGAAGGTGTTAAAATGGGATTGCTGGAAGGCTCTAAGGCAGATCCTGCACTGTTTAACAAACAAGTACATTGGAAAAATTATCATAGACTACTGGTATGGATGCACGTGGGCATGGATGTTAAAAACGGCGACTGGGCAATTTACGGAGCACGACAGGGATGTTACATGACAAATTGCACTGATTGGGACTATATCAATGTACGAGATTTTAAATGGCTTAATACTTTTTGGGAAGAAGAAGAGATTAAGATCACAGATAAAATGCGACCGTATGAAATTATGGGATTAGGTGAAACTCTTAGACACGAGTTAAAAATACCAATGTGCGATCCCTATGGTCAAGATCAAAGTGTATTATTTAAAATGCTTTTTACAAATCCACCCAGGATGAAGAATACATTTATAGTTGAGTAAAATGTACGATATTGTATTCATAAGCTATCAAGAAATAAATGCAGATAAAAATTTTGCAAGATTAGTTGCGAGATTTCCTTTTACTCGAAGAGTACATGGTGTAAAAGGTATTCACCAAGCACATATTGTTGCAGCTAAACAATGTTTTACTGATTTAATATGGGTAGTCGATGGTGATGCAGTTATATTAGACGATTTTGATTTTAATTTTAGGCCTAGAGATTTAGACTATGTAAGGGTGTGGCGCAGTATCAATCCAATTAATCAGTTAGAATATGGCAACGGTGGTGTAAAATTATTGCCAAGGCTTATGACTGTAAATATGGACGTCACTAAACCAGACATGACTACCAGTATCAGTACAAAATTTGAGCCAATCAAAATAGTTAGCAACATAACTGAATTTAATACTGATCCATTCAATACCTGGAAAAGTGCATTTAGAGAATGCACTAAATTATCTAGTGCAGTTATAGATAGGCAGAAACAAACAGAAACAGACATTAGATTAGATGCGTGGTGTTCAGTAGGTATAGATAAACCGTTTGGAGAATATGCCATTAAAGGTGCAATTGCTGGTAGAGAATACGGCAAATACAACATTGGAAATATTGAAGCACTAAAAAGAATCAATGACTTTGATTGGTTATATACAAAATTTAAGGAACAGATATGAGCGAAAACTCAGGCATACGAGAAGTATTTTTTGGATTAGAAGAATACTTTAACTTTTTTGATAGTGATGAAGATTTTTTAGTTACAAGAGAACTGGGTAAAGTTTATACAGAAGAAGATTTTAAATCTGCACTGTTTTCTGCATATGTAAAAATTCTTTACATGAAATCTAGACACTCTAATACATTGATTAGGGCCATCAACGATTATATTAAAAAAGGGCATGATCAAAAAGCTATCCATGATGCAATGAGCAGAAGCCAAATGAAAAGTAAAATTTGGTTAGTAGATGAACTTGCCAAGATTAAACCAGCATACGGCAATGTTGCAGTTATGGCAGGATGGTTCGGTCAATTACAGTTTATCTTTTCTAATAAATTAACCTATGAAAAGATGCGTATCATTGAACTCGACAGGCAGGCATGTGAAATCAGTGATTATATTTTTAATTTGCCAGACCTAGGAAATTACAAAGTTAAAAGTGTTAATGCAGATATTTCCAATTTAACTTTGCACAAAAATGGATATGAATGGACTGTTGAAAATCTTAAAGAAAATACCGGTTATACTGAAAAGTTTTTACCGGATGTAATTGTCAATACCAGTGCAGAGCACATGACTGAAGATTGGTTCCACCAGCTTAGATTTAAACAGTTAGAAAGTGATCCCATAGTTGCTATTCAAAGCAATAATATGTTTGATGGTGAAGGACATATTAATTGCGTACATAGTATCGATCATATGAAAAAGAAATTTCCAATGAAAGAAATTTTATTCGAAGGTGAGCTTCAATTAAAAGGATATAAGCGAGTTATGCTTATTGGTAGACCATGATAGACTTAGAAACATTAGATATGAGAACGCTGCAAAAAGAAGCAGCTAGAGCACTTACTACTATGGAAGCTACCAACGATAAC